CGCCCTGGATCGCCGCGCCGGCGCCGCTCGCAAAAGCCGCGGCGGCCGGCTTGTTCCAGTTCTGCCCCGCGCTCGACAGGCCGGCGCCGAGCGCCGACATGAAGCGTCCCGTGTTCGGCCCGAACAGACCGGCTGCGTTGGCCTGAGGCGCGAGGGCACCGCCCAGCGCATTGCCGATGATGGGCGGCATGTTGCCCCAAGCGGCGCCCTGCCCGGGCGGGGTCGGCGGCGTCATACCGGCCGGCGGGGCAAGCGGGACGTTGAGGCCGCCGGGCTGCGCCGGCGGGGCGGTCGCGTCGTTGGGGGTTGCCGTCGCGGCGCTCGCGGCCGGTTGCGTCGCGCTGTTGGGTGCCGCGGGGACCGCGGCCGGCGGCGCGTTCGGATCGAGCAGCTGCTGGATCGGATAGAGCGGCGACGGCGGCAGGAAATCCGTGCCGAGCACACCGGAGCCGAAGATGCTGTCGGACGCCATGTCAGGCCCCCTGCGTGTACATCGATGCGGGCATGATGCCGGTCGGCGTGTTCACGTAAGGGATGCTCGAGTTGCTGCCGATCATGTTGCCGAGCGTGTTGGAGCCGCCGAACAAACTTGCTCCCGTGCCGAGCCCGATGCCGGTGCCGAGGCCGGAGAAGGCGGAGCCAAGCAGCGACCCGGCCAGATTCCAGCCGGCGTTGTTGGGCTGCTGCGTCTGCGTGGTGATCGGCTGGCTCTGGTATGAGGACGAGAGCGTCTGGTTGAGCGCGGGCAATTGATACTGGTAGGGCCCGAGCAAATTCTGCAGCTGCTGGTTATAGGCCGCGTTCATCTGCTGCTGGGTGTTCTGCTGCTGCTGGGTGCCGGCCTGGTTGAGCGCCTGGGCGAGGTCGAGCCCGGTGCCGGTCGTGTACTGCGAGAGGTTGGTGAGCGCGTTGCCGGAACCGAGCATGTTCTGCAGCCGCTGCTGGCGCAGCGCCGCGTTGGTGGTCTGGGCGTTCATCAAGTTGGAGACGTCGACCCCGCGCAAATTTGCCGCGTTCTGGAACGCGTTCTGATAGGCCTGCCCGGTCGCCTGGCCGGCGGCGAGCATGGCGTCGTAGTCGGTCTGCGCGTTCTGGATGCCCTGGCGCGTGTCCCCGAAGGCGCCCGCCGCGGTCGCCTGGCTGCCGACCCCGCCGGCGCCGGTCAAGGCGATGTCGGCCTGGCGCGAGATCGCCGCGAGCGTCGGGTTGAGCTCGAATTGCAGGTTGGGATCGACGTATTGGGAGAGCGAAGCGGTCGCCGGGTTGACGTTGCCGCCGAGCACGCTCGGCAGGCTGACGCTCATGGCCGGCGCCGAACCGTAGCTGGCGTAATCGTTGGCGATCGTGTTGTAGAACGGGTTGTTGGCGTTCGGCGCCGAGGCGAGGTTGCCGATCTGGCCGAAGGCCTGGCTCTGCTGCGGGGTGAAACCGGCAATGCCCTGCAGCGGCGCGCTGAAGGGATTGCCGGCGAGGCTTTGGGCGAACGACAGATTGTTCTGCCCCGCCGCCTGGATGACGCCGGACGGGGTCGTCGTTTGCTGGTTCGTGGTGGTCATGCCGAAGCACATGGCGCTCGCTCCGCAAGCGAGCGAATAGCGAATAGTTGTTCCCCGTAGCCCGGATGGAGCGGCGCAGCCGCGCAATCCGGGGCGGCTTTCCCCGCATTCCGCTGCGCTCCATGCGGGCTACGATCTATTCGCTGTTCGCCGCTCTCCTAACAGAAGTGGTTTGACGAACGTCACCGCCGCCGTGGTCCGGCGCTGCTTGAGGTTCACGATCAGCGGCACGCCGACTTGACGTGCTATCGCATCGCCTTCGGCGAGGAGTCGTGGACCGGCCCAGCGATGGCCGGGCAGCGTGAAGAACCAGCGGTCGGTGAAGAAGTGGTCGTCGCCGTACCACCAGGGCACGAAGATGGCGCCGAGCGTGCCGACGAGTTCTCCGTCTTCGAGCGCGATGAGGGCAAAGCCGTAGTCGCCCCGTTTGACCACGCGCCACACCTCGGCGATCGACTTCTCGCCGTTGATCGGACAGTGCAGCACGGGCCGCGCGACCGTGCACAGGAAGCGGTGGATGGCGACGACGTCGGCGTCCGACGAGGCGGCGCGGATGAAATGGCCGGCGCGGCCTGTCGGTTCCCCTCCCCCCGCGCGCGAAGCGCGTGGCGGGGAGGGGTCAGGGGTGGGGGGCGCTTGCGCAAAAGAAAGCGCCCCCACCCGGCTCCCCCGGGTCAAGCCCGGGGTCGCCACCCTCCCCGCGCTCGCTCCGCTCGCGGGGGAGGGAAAGCCGTCGGGCCGCGCGGCCCCATTAGGTCGGCCCTGTCCGCTTGACCCCGCGGGCGCGGAAGTCGGCGATGAGGGTGGCGATGACCGCTGCGAGGTTTTGCGTCGTCGGCGCCGTGACAAGGACCTGCCTCGTTGTGGTTGGGGTCGTGTCGGACGAGTAGCTGTCGAAGATCTGCGCCGGCTCCTCCTGGGACGCCCGCTCGATCGTCTGCAGGCACGCCCGGATCCAGGCGAACTGCGCCGCCGGATCGGATCCCGGCGGCGACGGCGGCAAGGTGATGGGTTTCATGACAGTGCCTTCGGCCGGAAAGTGGGTTGATAAAAGAGTTCAGGCCGCCGACTTTTCAGGTCCGGCGTTGCACTGTTTGGACTTATTGCCGCGTCCAGGCCTAAATCAGCTACCGGAGTCGTGCGAACTACGTCCGCTATCCGGGGCAATCTGGACTAGATATGCTCGGTCGGCGCGGAACCGGAGACTCGGTCCGCCCGTCGCCGTTGCAATCGTCAGTGTCGACGAGCCTCTAGCTGGTATGTATCACCTGGGGCTGCCAGATGCTCGACACCGTGCCAATCACGCTGCCGCCGGTGACATGGTCGTTGGCGATCAGCCAGGTCTCAACCTGACCGGTCGTGGTGTTGCGCCACACGACATCGCTGGTGCCGTTGCCAGTGAGGTCGCCGATGCCCGCAAGCTGCCACGCGCTCGACATGGTGCCCAACGCGGTGCCTCCGGTCATCTGGCCGTTGGTCATGAGCCAAGTGTCGACCTCGCCGGTCGAGGTGTTGCGCCATAGAATGTCGCTGGTGCCGTCGCCGTTGAAATCACCGGTTCCGAGCGACTGCCACACGCTCGACGCGTGGCCGATCGCCGTGCCGCCGTTGACCTGGTCGTTGCTGATCAGCCAGGTATCGACCTCGCCGGTCGTGGTGTTGTGCCATAGCACGTCGCTGGTGCCGTCATTGTTGAAGTCGCCGATGCCCGCGAACTGCCAGGCGCTCGACACGGTGCCCAACGCGGCGCCTCCGGTCATCTGGCCATTGTTCATAAGCCAGGTGTCGACCTCACCGGTCGAGGTGTTGCGCCACAGAATGTCGCTGGTGCCGTCGGCGTTGAAATCGCCGGTTCCCAGCGGCTGCCACACGCTCGACGCGTGGCCGATCGCGCTGCCGCCGGTGAGTTGGCCGTTGGTGATCAACCAGGTATCGACCTCGCCGGACGGGACGTTCTGCCACAGCACGTCGCTGGTGCCGTTGCCGGTGAAGTCGCCGGTCCCGGCGAACTGCCAGGCAGTCGACAGCGTGCTTAACGCCGCGCCTCCGGTCATCTGCCCATTATTGATCAGCCAGGTATCGACTTCGCCCGTCGCCACCTTGGTCTGTTGGGACCGCCACAGCAGATCGGAGATCCCGTCCCCGTTGAAGTCGTTCGGGTGCAAGGCTCTGAGGCGGAGGTCGACGCCACTCACCGGATCGGCCGTTACCGAGAAAGGCAGCGTCGGCGCATTCGCAAGCGTGACCGTGTCAAAGGTGGCGCTTGCCGCCGTGTTCGGGTCGAAGCTCAAGGTCGTGCCGGAGAAGTGGAACGAGAAATGCGCCGGGTCGGCGTCGGTGATGACGATCTCGTCGCCGTGCTCGAGATCGGTGATCGTGTCGCCGTTGAGGTCCAGGGCCGTGGACCTGAAGACGTTGGCGCCGGCGCCGCCCGAGAGCGTGTCGACCCCGGCTCCGCCGCTGATCGTGTCGTTGCCGGCGCCGCCGGTGAACGTATCCCCGCCGTCGTTGCCCTGGAATGTGTCGCCGAGGTCGTTGCCGTGAACCGTCACGGGCACACCCTGGCCCGGCGCGTAGTCGGCGAGCATGATTGTGTGCACGCCGGTGCTTGCGAGCGTCAGCGTGATGCCGGTGGCGGCCTGCAGCGGCTCGAAGGTGAGGTTGTCGACCCCGACGGTGACGCTGGCCGACCCGATGTCCGTGACGACGATATCGCCGGGCTGGGCGGCATTGACGGCGCTCTGCAGGGTCTGGAAGCCGCCCACGTCCTGTCCCTGATTGTCCACGAGGTCGTAGGTCTGGCCGTTGATGACGACCCTCTCGATGCCGGTCAGCCTGTCGGTGACCGCGCCGTTGGTGACCACCCATTGGTTGGTCTGAATGGCGACGTGGTAGCCCGCGCCGTAACCTTGGACGGTATCGACGCCGCCGTTGCCGACAAACGTATTGCCGTTGGGGGCGCCGCCCATCACCGTGAATACGTCGTTGTTGGTGCTGCCTTCCAGATCGTCCGGTCCACCGGTGCCGGTGACCGTCCAGGCGTTCGTTGACGTGGGGTCGGGGAAGAAAAAATAATTCAGCGCATTCCCGGTGTAAGTGTTGTTGTCCTGGACGAGCGCTGTGTTGAATGCGCCGAACGAGCCGTCATCGGCGAGAGCAAAACCTTGATCGGTTATGGTGTTGCCCTCGGCGGTCGGCGCGTCGACGCCCAGGAAATAAATACCCGCGCTATTCACGTTGCCGGCAAGGCCTGTCACGGTATTGTTGCTGACCGTCACTCCGCTGCCGGACTGGAATATGATAACGCCGTTCGAGCCAAAATTTGCATCGCTGACCCCGGTAACTTGGTTCTGTGTGATCGAGCCGGTTGCGCCGAGTTCTAACTCGATGAGGTTCTGCGAAAGATTGGTGGGATTCGCACCAACCCCGGTGACGGTGTTATTGTTCACGTTGGCGGTCAGCCCCGCCCCTTCCATCCGGATACCGTCTCTCTGGAAGTTGTCGACCGTCGAGCCGCTTATCGTGAACGTCTGCGTCGAGCTGTTTGTGTCGTTAACGATGATGCCCGCGTTGCCCTGGCCGCCTTGCAGCACTCCCGACTCGACGTCCTCGGTGCCGGTGACGTGGACGTTGCTGACACTGAGGCTCGAGTTCACCCCCTCGATGCCGATAAGGTCGCCGCCGCCGTTGGCACCGAGGGCGTAGATCACGCCTTGATTGTTTCCATTGACCGTCAGATTACTGACCGTGACGCTGGCGCCGTTCTCGGCGCCGACCAGCGCATCGGTGAAGGTATGATTCTCGCCGGGGTTCTGTATGTTGGAAACGAGACTGGTGTAGTCAGGTGAAAGAATGACCGTCTGGCTCGGGTCTGCGCCCGTGCCCTCGATCGTGAGGTTCGTCAAGCCGTTGACGGTGACCTGTTCCTGGTAGGTGCCGGGGGCGACTTGAATGGTGTCGCCGTTGGCTGCCGCGTTCACGGCGGCCTGGATAGTCGAGAACGATCCGATGGGATTGTTTGATGTGTCGAAAAGCGTGACGGGAAGAGTCATTAAGGTTGCTTCCTCAGTTGTTTTATCGAAAAACTCGCTCCGACGATGGCCGGCCGAGCGTCCAAAATAGTGCCCTCAGGCGATCAAGGTCGTCAATCGCTTGAGCGGACTATCCGTGAATATTCCGAAGGTATCGAAACATTCGCTAATTCAACTGCGAAATGAAATGCACCGAACTTCCGATGGCATCTTTTGCGCGGTTCGGCCAATCGTGCCTGCGCACTGATGGGCACTGTTATGGGTCATTCTGAGACGTGCCGGGCAAAGTTCTACCGGGCGGTACGCCGATCGATTGACCTTTGATGTTCACCGAGAGGGTACGACGCCCGGTGCGTAGCGCTGCTGCGGCCCGACGACATCCACCGCATGCTCTCGCCGCAGGAGGCGCAGGGGCTGCCTGGCTACCGGGAATCGCTCATTGATCGGGCTCAATTTTCTGGGCCGTGCGAGCGGCCGGACGCACTCAATGTCCGTTGTTGTGAAGGGCTTCGGATGCCGGCCCCCATGTCCGCGTTGCGTCCGGTATCCTGCCTATTGCGGACGTCGTGGCTGAACTCGCCGCGCATCGCGGGGCCAGCCGTCCCGTCTCCCTCACACGCCAGAGCATCTTTCGTTCCTTCGGAATCGGGACATGCTCTAGAAAGTATTGATTGGCGCAGGTTCTTATCGGCGAACCGGGACCCACTTCGCCGGAACATACGCTAGAGGCCGCTGCCTCTATCCTGCCTTTGCCCCCACCCCTGACCCACGCGCTTCGCGCGCGGGGGGAGGGGAACCGAGAGGCTGAGCGGCGCCCCCGTTAACAGCCCGTTCACCATCTGTTGGTAAATATCGGCGGTCTTTACGCTTTCGAAAGGTTCGACCGATGTCGCAGGACCCCACCCACTGGCTGCGCGGGCACATGCGCGAGCATCTCGCCGGCTCGGCCGCCGAGGCGCCCGGGAAGGTGGTGAACCTGGATCGCCCGGCCCCGGGCGCCGCGCGCGGCCGCGGCGCCGCCGCGCTCGAGCTTGTCTATCAGGCGGCCGAGGCCATCACCGACATCGAGGATCGCGCCAACGATACCGAAGCGCGCGCGAAGTCGCTCGTGCGCAGCGCCATCGAGAAGCTGCACGCGGCGGAAGCCCGCGTCGAGTCGGCGGAGACCGCGCGCCGCGAGGCGATGAATGAAACCGCCGCGCGGCTGCAGGAGGCGGTCGAGGCGCTCAAACGCGCGGAAGGGCGGGTTGCCGCCGCGGAAGCGGAGGCGTTTGCCGCCGCGACCCGGGCGCAAGCGGCCGAGGCGCGGGCGGTCGACGCGGAAGCCGCGCTCAGGAACATCGAGCACGCGATCCGCACCAAGCTGCTGCGCGAGGCGCAGGCACGGTCGGCGGCCGCATAGCCAGTGATCAGTGATCAGTGATCAGTGATCAGTGATCAGTGATCAGAAGTATGCGTGTAATTTCCGATCTGATAACCGGTCACTGATTACTGAGTCCTTCTTTTCCTGCCCCGCCGCGTCCCCCCGTTGCGAGACGCCGCCGTCGCGGCGCCCTCGACCATTTGCACGATGCTCTCGCGCAGGCCCGCGGGCTTGTTGGGAATGGCGGAAAACGCCTTGAGCAGCCGCAAGGCGCCGATGCGGCCGAGCATGCCCACCGCCTCGGAAAATTTGGCCTGATCCTTCGGATTGACCGCGGCCGCCGGCGCCGCCTTCCTGTTCGCCCCCAACAGGTACGTCACCTGCACGCCGAGCGTGCGCCCGATGCGCGTCAGCCGCCCCATGGAAATGCGGTTGGCCCCGCTCTCGTATTTCTGCACCTGCTGGAACGTGACGCCGATCTGGTTTCCGAGCTCGGTTTGCGACAGGCCGCGCGCAATGCGTTGAACGCGCACCAATCGTCCGACCTCGACGTCGACGTTGTCGGGTCTCCGTGGATCTCGTGCTTCGGCCGCCATCGAAAGCATCCCTCTTGTTGCCACAACCTGTTGTTTTGCCGCGGCCGGAACGCCATCCGGACGCGCCTTCCCGACTCATGCGAGCGGAAACAGACGCCTCCGATAGCACATGTCCGCGGCAGTAACGAGCGCGCAATAATACGGGGGCGCTTGCCCTGCACGAGCGTTTTTATCAATCGAGGGTTCCGGGAACGGAAGCGCGGCATAACGCATATGAATTGAGTAGAAATCCCGCGAGCCGCGCGCGCGGCGGTCGCGACAACTTAGACTAATTGACGCAAGGGAACCTGCCACCGGGTATCAGGCGCGCAGGCGGGCGAAATCGCCCGGTTCCGCGCCCGCATTAACTATGCGGATGGGAGGTGCGCTCGGGAGGCCGGGAACGCCTGGACACCCCTGCGGCAACCGGACAAGGTAAATGAAAGATGAACGGATAACCGACGACAGAGGACGGACCAAGGACAGACGCCAGGCCGCGCGGGTCTCCTTCCATCCGCTGTCGTCTGTCCTCTGCTGCAAAGGAATACCGGTATGAACAAGAGGAAGGCGTTCTCGCACCGCGCTGCCGTCGCCGTGCTGGCCGGCATGCTTATCGTTCCGGCCGGCGCGCTCGCGCGCGGCGGCGGCCACGGGTTCGGCGGCGGCCTTCACGTCGGCCCGGTGTTCGGTTTTCCGCATCGCATCGCGCCCCACTTCGGGCACGGCTTTGCGCGGCGCTGGCCGGCACGGTTCGCGTGGCGTTTCCACCGCTGGAATTTCCACCGGTTCGCGCTGCATAACGGCAACGGCGCGGGCGCGGCCTATCCGTTCTCCGACGCCGGCGCCGCCTACGTTCCGAGCGACGTCACCGGGGCGATCGGCGCGCCGGAACCTGCAGCGGTGTTCGCCCCGCCAGCGCCCGCGTCCGCCGACCACATCGGCTGCCAGTCGCACGGCTACGACGTGCCGGGCGAAAGCGGCGGCGTCGTCAAGGTGACGGTGACGCGGTGTTGAGAGGGAGCGAATAGCGAGTAGTGAGCAGTGAGTAGCGAATAGCGAGTAGCGAATAGTGAAGCGGGCGCGCTGCGCTTCTTTCTATTCGCTATTCGCTATCCGCTATTCGTAGGGCGCAATAGCGCAGCGTATTGCGCCGTTTTCTGGCGATCCGTCGCGGACTGCGCTCGACGACGGATCGCTTGCGGCGCATTACGCGGCCGATCGGCCGCTAATGCGCCCTACCGCCGCAGCCCCAGCGGCTTGACGTAGGCCTGCGGCACGCCCCAGCGGAAGTATGAGCCGAGCGCGGCGGACGAGATCGACAGGCTGAGGTAGCGGCCGGAGGAATGCCAGTCGATGAGCTGGTCGCCGGGCGAGACGGTCTCGGTCTCGCTGTCCTCCGGCGCGGCGTCGCCCAGGCGGTCGTAGGTCGACAACGTGAAGGTGATGGTCCCGGCCTGGTCCTTGAAATCGCTCTCGATGCCGTCGATCTCGCACACCGAGAGCGACTTATCGAGGGCGAACGGCGCCAAGGTGAGGTTCCACGGCAAAGCAACACCGTTGGCGTCGTTGCCGTTGTCGTGCTGGTAGCCGTAGCCGTCGACGTCGAAGGCGATCACCCGCGTGTCGCCCTGCTGGAAGTGGGTGCCCGAGCAGCGGGTGCCGCCGGCCGTGCCCGGCGCCCAGCACTGGTCGTTGATGTGGTAGCGCGCCAAGAGCGTCGGGTTGGCATTGCCGCTCGTCGTATAGTGGAAGTCGATGCGGTTGTACTTCGGCACGTATATGGCGTGGCACTGGTAGGTGCCGATCAGCTTGTCGACCGCATCGAACACCGCCTTGCGGATATCCTCGACGTTGTAGATCGGGTGCACCGAGCCGTCGTACATGAAGAAATTGTCGAACCCCATCCAATAGGCGATGCCGTTGACGGTCACCGCGGCGCCGGGCGAGATCAGCCCGCACTCGGTCGCGAGGATCGAGGTGTTGTAGACGTAGAGGCTGCCGGTCCATTGCATCAGGTACGCCGCGGCGTCCGACCAGATGAGCGAGAGGAACGGCCCGAGCACGCGGCCGGCGACGAGCTTGGTGCCGACCGTGAGCGTGCGCGAGTTCGCCGTGTTCTGCGCGGTCGGCGTCCAGGTGGTGTAATCGCCCTGCGAGCACCACTGGATCACCATGCCGGTCAGGAGTGCGACGACGAAGCGCTCCTGCGTCACGAACATGAACCGGCAGGTGGTCGGCGCCTCGGCGTCCGCCGAGGCGAGCGCGGCGCGCGGCCACGGTTGCGCTTGCGTGGGGTCGAACAGGTAGATCGCGCCGGTGTTGTAGGTCGCGAGCAGGAGCTGGCCGAAGTGGTCGAACGACCACACCCGCGGCTCGAAGAAGATCGAGGAGCCGGAGCGCGGCGAGCCGTAGGTGCTCGAGCCGTAGGGCCCGACGCCGAAGCCGGTGCCCTGGCTGCCGAGCTCGGTGCCGACCGTGATCTCGTATTGGTATTGCACCGTGCCGCCGCCGGTCGCGGCCGAGGTGGCGGCGACCCCGCAGTCGAACACGTAATGGTTGGCGTCGGTGACCGAGAGCACCAGGAAGGTCCCGGTGAGCTGGCCCGCGGTGAGCCCGCCGACGCCCGAGCCGACCGAAGTGAAGATCACCGTGTCGCCCACGCCCACGCCGTGGCCGGTGTCGGCGACGGAGACTTGCGACTGCGTCCCCGCGGTCGTGTTGGTGGTGAACGGGTTGGTGAGCGCCGCGCCGCCGGCCAGCCCCGCCGAGGTGCGGCGGAACGGGGTCACGTCGTTCTGCGCCAGGTTCGTGTCGTAGACGTAGAGCTTGCGATAGGTGCCGACGGCGATGAACTCGTTCGCCTGGTTGTCGCGCCAGGCGTGGCTGGCACGCGGCTGGCCGGAGGTCGGGGTCGCGGTCTGGCGCACCCAGCCGCCGATCTTCTGCGGCATGCCGCGCACGAAGTGGATGGCGTCGCACGCGGTCCACCGCCCCGCCGCCGTCTTGCCGGTCTCGGTGACCACCACGCCCGGCGGCGGGGTGATGGGAAGGGGGATCGGCTGCGCCATCGATTCGACTTCACGGCATGGTTGCGATAGTGCTCACGGGCATGGGCGTGACGCAGAAGATCCGCGACATCAGCCGGCCGGCGCGGCGATTTGTCATGTCGGCGATTGGTGCCCTTGGCTACGAGCTTTCAAGGAAAGACGAGCATGGCCGCATCGTATTCTCGGCGGACGGCGAAGATGCGATCGCGCTTTCCTGGCTCTGTGACCATTTCGGTCTTCGCAAACAGGACATCCGCTACCTAGATGTCGGTGCCGGTCACCCCTGTCAGCTCAGTAACACCTTTCTAATGTATCGCTGGGGCGCGAGCGGCGTTTTGGTCGAACCTGACCCTGATCAGGTCAGGAAGCTCCGAGCCAAGCGCCCGCGCGATCTAGTCATCCAAGCCGGGATTGCTTTCGATAATAAGCGGTCCGGTACGCTCTGCCGGTATGAGAACCGCCTCTTTAATAGCTTGATCTCCTCACGTGATCAGACCTGGTCGGGGCCGATTGCCGATCGTATTGAAATTCCGCTGATGCCGATCAACGATGTCATCGCCCTTTCCGGCACGACCCCGCATTTCATCTCGATCGACACAGAGGGGCTAGATTACGAGATTGTCGCCAGCATCGATTTTGATCGCTTCAGGCCATTCGTAATCTGCGTAGAGTTGTGCCGGCCGCCCGCTGATTTCCTTGCCCTGCTCGGTGGCTGGGGTTACGAGCCGATTGTCCGAACCACGTACAACGCCTTATTCGCATTGATGGAGCGCCCGCGGTAGGCCGCTCTTGGTGTTGATCAGCGATTGGACCTCAAACCTTGGTTGCGGTACGGGTGACGGGCATGGCGAACCTCGTCCAATCCCTGCGGAGCGCGTATCGAGACGGTAAGCCGCTCCCCGAGTTCAAGAGCCTTCTGCCCCGCCGGCCTACCATCATCGAAGTGGGCGCGCATGACGGCAGCACGACAGTCGGCTTTCGACGATTGTTTCCTCGTGCGCGCATCCTGGCGTTCGAGCCGGAGCCGCGGGCCATTGCGAAGTTCCGCGCACGAGCCGAACTGCGCGATGTGACGCTCCTCGAATGCGCGGTTGCCGACCGCGGCGGGCAGGCCACCTTTCACCAGTGCAGCGGGCGCCCTCCTGGTTATACGGGCGACGATTGGGACGCCTCCGGATCGATCCGCAAGCCGACCGGGGTCATCACCGCGTATCCGTGGATGACCTTCGACCGCGAGATCACGATTCAGGTCGTTCGTCTCGACGATGTGGCGCGAAACATCGACGCGATCGATTTGATCTGGGCCGATGTCCAGGGTGCCGAAGAGGACCTCATAAGGGGCGCTGCCGAGACGCTCAAGCGCACCCGTTTTTTTTACACCGAATGTTTGGAGAGCGGTGACTACGACGGGCAGATCGGCCTATCCGAGATTTGCGCCCTGCTCCCAGAATTTGAGATCGTCGAAGTCTTTGCTTATGACGTGCTGTTTAGGAATGCGGCGCTGCCTCAAGCTCGCTCGTGGTGGCCCCGATCTTGGTGGTCTTATCCCCGCCAAGCGGAGACCAGCAAGTTGCCGAGTTCGCCTGATTGCGTGTTCCAGCCACCGGCCGGGACGTTCGCAAGACCATTCGCCGTATTGATGCCGAGCGCCGGTGGCGCGACGTAACGTGCCGTCATCGTGCAGGACAGCGCATTGCCGCCGGCGGCGGCCACACCCTGTCCACCGAAGCCCGATGCAGCGTTCGTCGCGTTCCATCCAACCGCACTGGAAGGTCCAGCACTTGAATTGTTGACATTCGCTCCGCTCAGCAGCGCGCTGTTGTCGAACATCTCCTCGGCGAGGCCGGTGAACACCGTGTTGCTGACGTTCGCGGCCCAAATGCCGAGGCTGGATTGCTGCGGGATCGAGACGGTGCCAGCGGCCCCGGCGCGCAGCGCGATCGGCGCGCGGTTGAACGCGTTCCACACCCCGAACTTGCGCGACGTGCCGAAACCGAAGTGGCAGGTGACCTGTCCGGCGGCGGCGTCGATGAAGATCGAGCCGAGATAAGTGCCTTGGTTGGCCGGGACCGTATAGGTGGTCGATCCGTTGCGCGCGGTGATCTGCACCGCGTTGGTGAGGAGGCCGCCGACGCGTGCGAGCTGGGTCGTGCCGGCGCCGGTGCCGCGCGAGCCGGCACCCGCGGCCGAGTTCGCCCACGCCGGCCCGGTGCCGATCGTGAATGCGCCGGCGTTCAAGAAGGCGAACACGTCGTAGATCGTGCTCGCGAGGTGATTGCTCACCAAGGTGAGCGTCTGCTCGGAGAACGCTTCGTTGATGAAGACGCTGCCGTTGTAGACCGGGCAGAGATTCCCGGCGTCGGACGGCGTGTAATAGACCGCCGTCGCGCCGATCGCGTCGGCGTTCATCACCGGCGTGCCGCTCACGAGCGTCAGGCGCCCCTGCGGCGGGACGGCGGCCGGCTGCACCGGATAGACGGGATTGAGCAGCTCCCAACGCGTGTTCGCCAGGTTATAGCGCAGCAGCAGTTCGGCGAGCGCGCCGGCGATGTCGCCGGGCACCAGCGCGGTGCCGCCCGATTTGGTGATCGTGTGGGCGGTCAGCCCGTTCGGCGCGAAGGTGGGCGTCGTCGTGGCGTTCGCAGCGCCGGCGCGCACGCCGACAATGAGCCCGTCGGTGAGCGCGGTGACCGCCGGGTTGAAGGTCGCGGTGATGGCGTCGGCGGTGCCGCCGGCCGCAACCCACGCCTGGATGACGGAGACGCCGTTGACCTCCAACGCGTTCGGCGAGAGCACGTTGACGACGCTCGGCGTGCCCGCCCCAGGCCCGGTCACCTGCAGCACGTCGGCGCCGGCGATCGACAGGCGCATGTCCTGGGTGCCGGCGCGGCGCCAGCCGGAGCCGGTCTCGTTACCGAAGCTGTAGCTCGGCGCGGCCGCCGTGCCGTCCGGCATCTGCACCTGCCCCCAGTTGAAGGGGCCGACGTTGACCTGCGTGCCGCAGATGACCTGGGAGGTGACGTTGGTCGGGATCAGCGCCGGGGTTCCGCCCGGCGTCTTCATGAACACGCTGAACCCGTTCAGGGTCACATCGTTGATGACGATCCAGCTCTTGTTGAGCGCCGGGACGATGATGGTCGCGTTGGAGGTGAGCGGACCGCCGGTGATGACGAGCTGGGCGAACCGAACCTGGCTCGGTCCCGCGGGCGGCGGCGAGCCCGACAGATCGGTGGTGCCGCCGGTGCCGACCGCGATGGTCGTCGGGTTGGCGATCGCGTCCTCGAGGATCTGGAAGACGCCGTTGTTGAGATTCGTGCCCCAGGTGTTGTTGTCGCCCCCGATGCCCATCACGATGGTGCCGAGGGTCGAGGTGTAAGTATCCGCCATGGGGGATCCTCGTAGGGCGCATTAGGCGAAGCCGTAATGCGCCGTGACGCATGTCGGCGCATTACGCGCCTGCGGCGCTAATGCGCCCTACTCATCGTGCAGGTACGTGTCGAACACGGCGCCGCGGTACATCAGGTCGGCCTCGGCGTTTGTCTGCTCGACGAGGGCCGAGAGCGCGGTCACGTCCTTCTGGTATTCGGTGTCGTTGCGCATGAAGTCCCAGGCCTGCGCGGTGCAGGCCTTGCGCAGCAGGTGCGGGTAGCGGTTGGTGAGGAAGTTGGTCGGGTTCGCCGCCGACAGGATCGGCAGCGATTGGAAGTACTGCAGATTGCAGTTGGTCTGCTGGGCAAAGGCCACGTCGAAGAAGATCGTCTCGTTCCACACGCCCCAGTAGATCGGCGTGCCCTGGACGAGGTTGTCGCAGATATAGGTGACGGCGGTCCCGCCGCCCGCCCCGCTCGCGGACGGCGGCGCGCCGAGCGGGGTGACGTCGATGGCGAAATCGTTGGCGTCGACGATCGCCACCACGTCGAAGGTGCCGGCGATGGTCACGCCGTTGAAGGCGGTCGCGCCGGCGGTGAAGAACGTCGACCCTTGCGAGAAGCCGTGGTTCGCGAGCGCGACGGTGACGAGGGTCGAGCCCGCTGCGGTGGTGAACGGATTGGGCCCGAGGCTGCCGGTCGTCTCGGTATAGGTGCGCCGGCGCTGGATGAAGTTGGGGTAGCGCTGCTCGATCTTGGCGCCGGTGCCGAGCATGGAAATCTTGCCGATCGGATCGAGGAAGCCGGCCGGCAAGGCGACCTGCGACGCGCCCACGCCCAGGTCGAAGTTGAAGTGCGCGCGCATCTCGCGGGTGCGCAGCATGGAATAGAGCAGGCTCTGCGCCTCCTGGAGCACTTGGTCGGCGTCGAGCTTGGAATAGTTCACCCAGCGGGCGATCGAGCCGGCGGTGTTCTTGTCGGCCACCAGGCTCGTGTACGTCATGGCGTAGGTCATCAGAACCTGCTCCCGTAGCCCGCATGGAGCGGAGCGGAATGCGGGAACGGCCGCCCCGGATTACGCGCTTCGCGCTCCATCCGGGCTACGCCTCTTCGCGCACAGGTGCCGTCCCGCCGCCGGCGAGCAGCTGCTTCGACGCCTCGCTCGCCGGGATCAGCTTCGCGTCATTGACCAGGAACTCGATGGCGTCGGCGAAGGTCGTCACCGACTTGTTGTAGCGCTCGCGGATGGCGGCGAAGACCTTGGCCGGCACGTAGCGGGCTTCGCCCTTGGCCCAGAGCTCGAGATTGACCTCAGATGACAGAGGTCGGATGTCAGAGGTCGGATCGTTGCTTCCCGACATCTGATCTCCGACATCTGACATCTGATGTCCGACATCTGGCGCCCGCGGCGCCTTGGCGTCCGCGGCCGCCATCTGGTCGGCGCTGCACAGTTCCGTGCACAGCTCACCGTGGGCGTCGAACGGCAGGCCGTCCTGCCAGAAGCGGGCGCGGTTGGGATGGTCGCCGTGCTCGCTCGAGTGATAGCGCGAGCGGTCGAGGCGCAGGGGATGAACGTCGTTGGGCATCGGAGCTCCTTCAAACCGCGAATAGCGAATGGCGAATAGCGAATAGAAAGAACAGCGAGCGCGCGTCACTACTCGCTATTCGCTACTCGCTATTCGCCGGCGGCGGCGAAGCCGCCGCCTCAGTGGTTCGGAATGTACGGGCTCTCGTTGCCGTCGCCGCCGCCGTCGCCGCGGTTGTCCTGGACCGCGGAGGGGCCGGTGAGCGAGTGCTTGAGGGACGATGGTAGCGAACCGGGGCCGTTGCCGCCGCAACCCGCGCCGTCGAAGCGTTTTCGCTCACTATGGTTCCGCCCGGCGCCGTGATCGCTCGAACCCGATGGCGCCATGGAGCGCCAGCAGGAATCAGTGACGACTGCTGCCGAGGACAGCTCAAGGCAACGCCATGCTCGCGGGTCTTGGAAAAAATATAGGCGAGGATGGCAAACGGCTTTGCGCACCATGCCAACGACGCCAGCCCTCCTGACGTGGGGAATGCAAACATTCCAAATGCCAGGATAAACCAACCCTGGTCGGGCGGACTCTCGTGCGCATACTCAATCCCCGGCAAGCGCCAGGGAGATCAGGTAGCAAACGACCGCTGCATCCGAAATACAGTCCGGCCAGGGCTCTTTCACTTAATCTCAGCTTCGCTTAATTTTGCTAGCAAACCTTGCCTCCGCTTCGTGCGCAATATCGTTGAGAAGCTGCGCCCGAGTGGCGCTGGGGAACTCCCCAACAAAAGTGCGCTCAGAACTCTACGAGCCCACTAACCCGCCCAGCGTGGGCGGCGGCTCCAATGCTGGATTTTCAAATATATCCTCGCCAAGCCGATATCCCTTCTCTTGTAGGCCGTACTTGCGCCTGGCCTCCAGTAGCGGTAATAGAGTTTGGTTATATATCTCTCTAATCGAAACATCCTTTGCGTTGTCAAACTCCTTTCTAATTTGCTCATCGGAGATTCCAAGTGGTGGCGTGTGCCCGATGCGAACCTCCTCGTAACAAAAGTGAAGGTAGGCAAGCTGAATAAGATAGCGGCTCTTCATACTCAACGCCTCTCCGAGGACGTGCATATAATGGCGCACCCCGTCTGCGATTCGGCCCTGTCGATAGTGCAGCAGACCCTCAGTCGCTGTCAGAAAAAGCTTGTCTCTATCGTCAACGACCAAGCGCTTGGCTCTTTCTAAATGACTGGCGGCTTCGCTTAATTTATCATCCATGATGAGGGCAAACACCAAATTATTTAGCAAGGTTATATCCTTCGGATTTGCACGCAACCCCCGATTACTGAAATTTTGACCGAGCTTATAGTCCCTCAACATTTCACAGGCAAGGAAACTGCCCTTTTGCGCGGGCCTGACAGAAAATGGTTCATCCTCAAACCATTGAGCGCACGACTTAATTGCATCCATCCAGCTCTCGGCCACCGCAGCATGCGCGGCGCGTGCTTCGTGAGTCTTTTCAGACTCCAATAGAGTCACGTCAAACGCCACGCCATAGCGTTGCGACAGCCAAAAGAGCTGGGCCACAACGTTTTCGTTCGGCGCTCTTGCGCTTACCCTGAATAGTTTGCGGGCCTTCTTTATTCCCCCACTTTTTAATTCCAACGTTCCCAGGGCAGCAGCCAACTCCGTTATCTGGCCAGGATCAGCGCTTGCTGCCATCAACTCACGGAACTTCTTAATCCCGGGAACCTCGAGATCGCCGAGGTCTGCAACCGAGACAAATGCCGCTGCCACCCAGGGATCGTGTTCGGCCGCCGACTTAAGGATATTCCATGACCTTTTCAATTCGTCTCGGTGAACATAAAAGCGGGCCGCAGAACGCAGCACAAACCTATGTGTCGGTGCCAATTCTAGCGCAACACGTAAATGGGAAGCAGCTTGCTTAGTCAGTCCCTGTGAGGCGTACAGTCGCGCAACTTCGACATGCAACACAGCGTTCCTCGGATTTTCCTCAAGTTTTCTCTTGATCATCCTTATTTCAAAAGAATAGTCGCTTTCCAAATCGAAGGTCTCTTCAGGCGCGCCAGCATGCTGCGTCTCCTCGTTTATAAGGGAAATCGCAAGCCGCTTTAGGTTATGTGACGCCTCATCGCTCTCGATAATCAGCCGCGCCGCATCTTCGACTAAATCTGATTTCTCTCCCAGTGCGCCAACAAATAAAACCTCGGATGCATTTTCAATTGTCCTGTGTGACGACCAATCCGCTATCACCCTTCGAAATTCCATCTCAATTTCGTCCACGCTTCGATGCACACGCGCGAGACGGAGCTCGGTCGCAGGTGTCCGTCGAAGCTGACGCCATCGCGGGATGACCTTACGATCATCATCTTTCGGAATCTCATGCATTGATTCTTCCTGGTCTGATCTCCAGTCTGCGAGCTATTACATTCAGCTCCGATATGAAGCGCTGAAGGTCATAGGGATCACCGTGTTTAACTCGACGCGCGGCAGGGTGCCCGCGCAAGAAAGGATCAGGAGCGGTTGCATAACGAAGAAGCATAACGATGCGTGCCACAAGATCCGCGTCCAGAACCTTTGGCAGGAGCTCGGCTTCAAATAATCGAGCAATCTCAGAGTGCGCATCGATGAGGAACGGCAATACGTCGCGAAAAAACACTCCCAGATCGCGCCCTCCGAAATAAATTGGCTTATGCTCAGGTGCAAGCTTGTTCATCAATTCAGACGTTATCGGAACTCCCATCATTACGAAGTAAATCATGCTGCCAAACAGATACAGATCCGTTGCCCCTCGTTGCTGCCGTGCATCGAGCACTGGTGACCCATAGAGCAATTCTGGAGGTGCATATCTGAATGCGCCCGGCACCTTTGCCGTATCGTGCGGCGCCTGTTTGGTTGAACAGTGTGCGCGCCCCAGATCACCAAGCTTGCTGGTTGATCTCTCACCGAAGATCAGGACGTTCGATGGTTTTGTATCCTGGTGATAAATGCCACGAAAATGCAGCTGCTGAAGAGCGGTTGCGATGTGTTGCAAACATCTAACCCGCCAAGCCACAGTGCAGTCTTGCTGCGTCGACAAGAAAAGTCTTGCGTCACTCTCGGCGAGCTCAAATAGCAAGTAATAGAGTCGACCGAACGGTACTCCAGAATGCGTCACTACCCCGTGAGAAAGAACTTTGACGATTCGAGTCATTTTATATTCTGAACATATATCGAACAGGTCGCGCTCGAAATTGTAGCTTTTGACGAGTTTTTCCAATTCCTTCATGGGATCGTCGGCACTAAATGCTCGCTCAAAGTCATACGCCTTCATAAAGGCTCGTTCACTCCCGCGGCTTGCGATATACCCATATGAAAATGCGCCGCCAGTTTGCTTCGCAAGCCTGACGGCCTTTTCGACAATTATCCACCCGTCATTGAGACGGACCCCGAGGAGCGGATCCTTATCCGGCTTGTCTTCGGGATAGTAATTACTGGACATCTACTGGCCCCAACTATCGCTGAGCCCAAGCCATATAGATCAGTCCAAATCGCGGCACAACGGCAGATTTCATTGCGACGGGACGGTCGTCAACAGGCATAACAGTTGTTATCGAGGCGCTTCATTTTTCGCATTGCTGGAGAGTAATTGGCTCGCTCGCTTAGTGGCCTATCCTTGTGGCGTGCTGGGGGCACACTGTACCCCGCCCAACTCAGTTGCGCCCACCCCTCCCCACAAGGGCTAAGGGTAAGCCGTGGTACTGCGGGAGGTTCCGGGTCTGCATCGCACCGCTACGGGCACCCCGTTGCGCAAAAGCGCAACGGGGACCCTCGCGCTGCGCTGCGCCCGGGACACTGAGGCGCGCCAGCGCGCCTCAGTGGTTCGGGATGTACGGGCTCTCGTTGCCGTCGCCGCCGCCGTCGCCGCGGTTGTCCTGGACCGCGGAGGCACCGGTGAGCGAGTGCTTGAAATTGGCCTCCGAGCCGCCGAACCCGGCCATGCCGGTCTCGTTCGGCAGCTCCATGTCGGAGGTGTCGAGCGGGTAGGCGCGCTTGATGGTCTGGGTGCGGTAGCCGGGCAGATCGACGATGCCCGAACTCTCGTGCAGCTTGGGATTGCCGCGGCCGGTGCCGGCGTCGGTGCCGGCCTTGACCTCGGCCTCGGTGAACTTGCCGAAGCGCCGTCGGCAATTCCGGGTAATTCAGGAGGCAAAGCCTAGTGGCCGATTTTGCTCTCGCGAGCCCAACTCCGCGGGGCGGGCGAACCGCCGACGGTCGGATGAACAGTGCGGGTTACGCACTGTTCTCCTTTAAGCAGCCTCGTTGAGGAGCGCGACGTCGGCTCTCGTCGCCGCGGGAGCAGCCTTCCTAAACCGCGGCAGACGAACGACGGGAGCCGTCACGACGGGGGCCAGTTGTTCTCGCAGACCAAGTAGGTGACTGTACAGCTGCGAGAATGCCTTGACTGGCTCGTCTATGAGTTTCTCGGGTCCCTCGCCGGCGCGCGCGAATAGCAGCGAGCTGTAATGCGAATAGCGCGCCGCCAGCGCGGCCGCGCCGAGATCAGCCGCCGCACGATCGACCATTCGCCAAGCGTCTTCAAACAGCCGTTTCATGAACGGCTCGATTTCTGTGAGCTCAGGCCATGTAGCCGTGTTTACCTGGTCGAGTTCAGCAGGCGTCAACCGTTTTCGGAAAAGAAGTCCGAGCCAACGCATGTTACCTTGCTTCCACTGCGCGTCCAGTAAATACGCGACCGGAATGACAAGCGAATCCGCCCGGGTTAGCTTCGTTCGAAACTCGATGCGCCACAGGGCTCGTCTATGGTCTGGCATCGTCCGCTCCTCAAATGCCCAGCATCCGATTGAGATGCTTTCGGCGCTCATCAAGAATCCGCTTGATGCGGTTCTGCTCCTCAGTCGTTAACAAGCCATCAAGCCGGTGCACCAGCCCTTCGATAGTTGGCCAGTCTAGGGTGTGAATCCGGCCTGCGGTATCCGTAAGGGCGGCCTGGCAATCGGCGCGGCCGGCCGTGGCGTACCCTGCGCTGGCAATAACGGCAAGAGGGTCGTTTTGATTGCCATGGCAGAGCGAATGTGAATGGTCGATTGCGACGATTGCGCAACGGTCGCCTTGAATTTCGTAGAGGACGTTTTGTCCATGGCCATTATGATCACTATCTCCGAGCCATGTCCAGAACACCCGCATGGCCTCGAGCGCAGGGGCCGCCTTGTCGATGTGCGTAACTCCACCGGCATCCCAAAGCCTCGCGGACTCCAAGCACGCCAAGGATAAGGCCGTATCATGGTCCCAAGGTGGCACCCCCGGTTCGCCACTGCGAATAACGACAGGCGCCACGGGAAGGAACAGCAAGCGCGCCAGATCGGAAGCAATCTTCTCCCGCGCGATGACCAGTTTGTTTGCTTGTCGCGGCTTCGCGTAGGCGATGCTGCCGTCGGCAAGCTTTACAGGGCAGGACCCATCGGCGCTATTCGAGAAGTCGCCGTTTCTCGTAATCGCGATCGTCTGGATCGGATTGTCGAACCAGTCCTTTGCCCGCGGCCCTGTCGATGGATCGAAGAAAACAAACGTCACGCCGCGCTTTGCCCCCAGCCACCTTGGGCACTAAACCATACAATTGTACCGACCACAACTCATATCTAAGGGTTGTCCAAGACCAAGGTAGCCTGTGGAAAGCGGTCCCTAGAAAAAATCCGTTCCGCTTGCGTTCACTCGGCCGATTTCGGCCAGCACCCAGCGCGCGGCGAGGGTGGCGAGCGAAGCGAGCCGGGTGGAGATACTGCCGTACACTACGACCCCTACCCCGGCCGGCCTCGGCTTCGCTTCGGGCGCGCCCTCCCTCCCCGCAAGGGGGAGGGAAAGCCGTCGGGCTGCCGGTTCAGTGATTGGGGATATAGGGCGACTCGTTGCCGTCGCCGCCGCCGTCGCCGCGGTTGTCCTGCACCGCGGAGGGGCCGGTGAGCGAGTGCTTGAGGTTGGTCTCCGAGCCGCCGAACCCCGCCATGCCGGTCTCGTTCGGCAGCTCCATGTCGGAGGTGTCGAGCGGGTAGGCGCGCTTGATGGTCTGGGTGCGGTAGCCGGGCAGATCGACGATGCCCGAACTCTCGTGCAGCTTGGGATTGCCGCGGCCGGTGCCGGCGTCGGTGCCGGCCTTGACCTCGGCCTCGGTGAACTTGCCGAAGCGGCCTGGGGATTTTGCCATGGGGATTCTCCTGATGTAGGGCGCAATAGGCCGAAGGCCGTATTGCGCCGGTTGGCGGCGCATTACGCGGCTTCGCCGCTAATGCGCCCTACGGCGAATAATCTTCCGCGTCGCTCTCCGGCGGCCAGTCGACGCGGGTGCCCCCGCCGGCGGGCGGGCGCACGCCGGTCTCGCGATCGGCGCGGGAGAGGCAGGTGTAGCCGTCGCGGCCGGCGTCGCCGGTCGCGGGGATCTTGCGGTTGTCGGGCAGCGGGTTCGCGGGCGCGATCCGCTCCGGAACGTTGCGCAGGCGGCCAAACATTTGGGCTCCTTTGGAGCGCGAATAGCGAATAGCGAGTAGCGAATAGTGGTTCGCTGCTCTTTCTATTCGCTATTCGCTACTCACTATTCGCTCGGCGGCCGCAGGCCGCCGTCTAGAACCACTTGATGACGACGTAGACGACGCCGGTGCCGGCCGGGGTGCCGCCGACGCCGGCGGTCAGCGTGACGACGAAGGCCGTATCCTTGGGGATGCGGGCCTTGTTCATCGCCACGTGGCCGGCGTAGTCGGACAGCGTGATCGGCGGGTTGCCGGTCCATGCTTCCTGGCTGGCGCGCTTCGGGGTCGACGCCGCGGTGTAGCCCGACGTGGCCGAGGAGCCAAGCCGATAGCGCGCATAGGTCGTGTCGCCCGAGGTGGTGCCGACGTCGACCTCCGGCACGGTGGTGGTGCCCACCATGTTGGCGCTGATGTCGACGAGGATGTCCTCGACGTGGCCTTCGCGGCCCTTGGGGCCGATGTAGTTGAAGGCCGCCGTGGTGGCGCCGAAGGCGGACGAGGGGATGGTGATCACCTCCACCTGCGGGATGGCGTAGTGAGCCGGAATGGTCATGGTTGTGTCCTCCTGCTCACGCCGCCGAATCCCACTTCACGATGCGCCCGTTGAGCGCGTCGGAGTGGACGAGGCCGAAGCCGCCGAGGTAGTACCAGGCGATGCCCTTGGAGCGGCCGAAGTCGCCGGGGATTTTGGCGCGGATTTCCTCGGGGATGCACAGCGCCTCGGTGACCGTGTCGCCGCCCATCCAGAACGCCCACGACGACTGGGCGTTGTCCCAGGCGTCGGCGGTCCCGCCGTACGGGTCCCAGGTGGTCGAATCCGCCGCCCCGCCCTTCGGGATGAAGGTCTGCTCGATGAAGCGGCACGATTCGTAGCGCCCGACCTCGCCGTTGAAGATGAAGACGATGCCGGTCTCGGTGTACTGGTGGATCGTCTCCAGCTGGTTCTTGAAGTTGCGGTAGGTGGTCGGGTGGCTGATCACCACGTAATCGTCGGCGATGTAGGGCGGGATGTTGCGCTCCTTCATCGTGTCGACGATCGCCTTCACGTGGCCGGTGCCGAGCGCGACGTTGTTGGTCTGGCTGGCGGTTCCGCCGGTGTCGAGGGTGATCGAGGTGGTCGAGGTCGCGGTCGAGGCGCGCAGCTGGCAGTTGTTGAACTGCAGCATGGCGGCGATGTCGAAGTATTTGCGCGCGTCGTCCTTGAGCGTCTTGTCGAGGATCGACACGACGTCGTGCTTGGCGAGATCCGAGAGCTTGCCGGTGTAGGGGATCGAGTTGCCGGCTTCCTGCACCTGCAGCGAGTGCTGCTGCACGGTGAAGTTACTCTCCGGGATCGGGTCGGTTTCGAGCAGCTGCCGCCCCTGGGTGGCAACGGTCGAATAGACGTTCCAGTGATACATGTCGCCGCGGTTGAGGCCCTTCTCGGAGCCATCTTTGGCGTCACACAGCTGGCGGAACTTCGTCAACGGCTGCACCTGCTGGCGCAGCACGTCCGAGAGTTCGTCGCTGTACATGAAGCCACCTTCCGCGGAGACAGACCAAAGTTGGCCCGCCATGGAAGGGGTTCCTTTCTGATTGATGGGCGCAAACCACCAACCTCGTCATCGCCCGCGCAGGCGGGCGATCCAGTACGCCGTGCATGGCCAGAAGCGAGAGGCCGGGGTTACTGGATGCCCCGCTTTCGCGGGGCATGACGAGGACGGGGTTCACGCCACGATCTGACCGCGGGCTTTCCGCATCGCCATCACGGCCGCGCTGCGCCGCTGAGCCATGGTTTGCTCAGGGAGCGGCGCTGCCGGCCTTGGCGGCACGGAGGCATTCGCGGGCTGGGTGGGGATGGCCGCGCGGCGCTCCTGGCGAGCCGTGGTGAGCTCGACGCGGGGCGCGGTGGCCGCGGGATTGGGTTGCGTGGTCGGTTGCGGCGCAGGCTGCGGCGACGGCCGGGGCGCTGGTTTCTCGCCCCGCCAGGTCGCGTATTTGTTGCCCGCCTGTTCGAAAATCTCGCCGATCGCGCGCACCGGCGCACCGAACGCGCGCAGCTGCGTGTGCAGCCCGTTGCGCTCGTCCTGCGTGCGCGGCAGCTCCTTGAGGATGCCCTGGGTGACGGCGGCCTGCAGGTCGGCGTTGATCTCGCGCTGCACCTGGGTGGTGACGGCGTCGCGCGCGAACTCGTCGGAGCCAAGATCCGGATGCGCCTTCTCGAACGCGGCCAGCGCCCGCTGCGAGGCGGCCAGCTCGTTTTCGATGCGCACCTGACGCGCCGCTTCGCGGGCGGCCTCCTGGCGCGCCTTGGCGGTCTCGCTCTCGATCGCGCTGCGCAGCTTCGGCCCGGCCGCTTCGGCGCCCTCGAGCTGGATGCTCTGCGCAAGCTCAATGTAGGGATCCGGCCCCGCCTGCGCCTCGCTACGCTCGGCTTCGGCGGGCAAGCCCTCCGTAGCCCGCAGGGCGGAGGAGGGCTGCCGTGACAGCGCGAGCACATCCTTGGCGGATTCCAGCAGGTTGCCGGCGGCGAGCGACTTCTGCGCCTCGGCGACCACCTGGTCTTCCGGGATGTGCATCTCGACGCCGTGCACTTTCACCTTAATGAGCCGGGGCGCCTCGGGAGCGGCAGGGGACGGAGGAACCGGGCCAGCCGGCTGCGCCTGGGTGTCTGCTGGGGGTTGCGCGGGCTGCGATTCCTCCGTCCGCTGCGTTCCGTCATCGGTCGCCGGCGCGCCCTGCCCTGCATACGGACCGTAGGTCTGCGATGGATCCTGGAAATTGCCGTGGAACTCGACCTGGCCGCCTTGGGCGGCGCGCTTCTCCTTGAAGCGGGCGGCGATCGAGGCGCGGTTGCGGTCGGTCGCGGTGACGCGCTCGAGCGGCTTCGGTTGCTGGCCCCCGGGCACTTCGTCCCGGGGGTCGGGCGCGCGCTGTTCCGGTTGCGCGGGATCGGCCGCCGGCGCCGGCGGATTCGGGCTATCGGGCGCCGCCTGGCTCGCGATCTCGCGCGAGGCCTCGGTCTCGGCGGCGACGCGCGCCGCTTCGGCGGCCGTCTGCAGGTCGGTCATGGGTCCTCACTTGCTTGTAGCCCGCATGGAGCGTGTAGCCCGCATGGAGCGAAGCGGAATGCGGGGACGGCCGTCCCGGATTACGCGCTTCGCGCTCCATCCGGGCTACGATCGCCTGCGGCGCTCCATCCGGGCTACGATCAGATGCCGAGCCGGGCGCGCTCGGCCTGCGCTTGCGCTTTTGCATCGTCCTCTGGAGGCGCAACCAGGATTTCCAGCTCATCGCGTTCGGCGTCGGCGACCTCGTAGCGCTGGTCGAGCCCTTCGTTGACGATCTCCTTGAGCCAGCGCACGAGATCGGCGAAGCGCTTGACTTCGTTCTGCAGCCGCGTGATCGCCGCCGCATCGGAGGGCGGGGTATCGACGAGCGCCGCGATCGCGTCGGCGCCCTCGCGCCGCGCCTTCGCCAGCACGGCGACGAGCGGGCGCATGCCGTCTTTGGCGCGCGCGGTGAGCTGCTCCTCGATGTCGGCGGAGACGAGCGCCGCGCGCTCGAGCGCGAGGGTTGCCACAGGATCGCGCGTCATGGGCTGCGCCCGCGAATAGCGAATGGCGAATAGCGAATAGAAAGAGGTGCCACGGTCGCGCTTCCCTATTCGCTATTCGCTACTCGCTACTCGCCCTCTTCGCTATTCGCTATTCGCGCCAAAAACGCGATCGCGGCTTCGCGCTCCTGCCGGTCGAGTTCGTCGAGGGCCTGCAAGGCCTCCATCGCATCCATGGCGTCGACGTGGTCGGCGATGGCGTCGACCGTCGCCGCGGCCGGCGCCAACGGTGTGCGCGCAACCGGCCGCGCCGGAGGCCGGTAGAGGTCAAGCGCCGGCGGCCGCAGCTGAGCCAGCTGCGGCACGAAGGCCGAGCCGAGCACGTCGGCAAGCCGCGCCGGCTGCTGCGACCCGATGACGTCGGCAAACGTCGGCGGCGCGGTCGCCGGCTCGATTTGGCGCGGCTGTCCCGGTTTCTTGACCTTACGCTGCGGCGGCTCTTCATCTGCCGGCGGGCGCGTCGGATCCGGCAGATACCAGCCACCGCCCCCGCCCAGAAACGGCAGCGGCAGCGAATCGAACGCGAGGACCTGGTGACTGCCGGCGCCGAGCGCCGGCTTGACCCGCACCGGCTCCGACCACCAGGCGAACCAGCGGTCGGCGAAGATGATGTCTTCGTCGAACGGCTCGAACTGCTGCTCGGTGGCGGGAACGAGCACCGCAGGGCGGACGCGGGCCGGTTCCGAAAGCGGCTGGAACCACCGATCGACGAAGACGACGTCCTCGTCGAAGGGCGAGACCTGCTGCTCGCCCGCGGGCAATGCGGGCCGGACCCGCACCGGCTCGGCGAGCCAGTTCCACCAGGAGAACGAGACCTTCGGGAACGGATCGGGCGCGAGAAACTGCTGCAACGCGGCCGGCAGCCCCGGCTTGAGCCGCACCGGTTCGGCGAGCGCCGCATACCAGCCGATCGAGACGATCGGCGCCGGCTCGAACGCGATGACGTGCTGTTCGCCCGCCGGCAGCGCCGGGCGAACCCGCACGGGCTCCGACCATGCCTGATGCCACCGATCTTCGGTGACGGTCTCGGCGAACGGCGGCGCTTCGACGTAGGTCAGCCCCGACGCGATCAGCGCGACGGCGAGCTGCGGCGCGATCCTCTGGCGCACCGGCTCCGAAAACGGCTGGTGCCACTTCGACTCCAGGACCGGCTCGCTCGCGCTCGGGACGAGCGCGGCAACGGCCGTCTGGGTCAGGCCGGTGATGCCGGCGGCCATGGCTTAAAGCTCCGCGCTGCCGGCAATCCACGCGGTCGTTTTGTTGAAGAAGATCGTTGCGCAGTTTCCAGCCGACAGCCCGGACGTGCCGCTGAAGCTCGACGTGCCGAGCACGTAGACGGTGCTTTGATCCAACGAACCGGAAGTGAATGCTCCACCATTAGACCCGGCGGCTGTGGCACACGATATGTCGCCGATGGCGGACAGCGAAGTCGTCGGGGCTGCGCGCAATTGCACCGGCAGCAGCTGCACCGTGCCGAACACCGCGTTCGATGCGTATGCCTGCACCGGAGCCAAATAGTCTTGAGTGCTTTGCGAGTTCCTCCGGTAGTAGTAGCGCTGGCAGAACGCCAATTCTGCCGCTACCGGCCGCAGCTCCGGCGGCGGCGGGTTGGCGTTGAGCCCGGTCGCGACCGCCGGCGTGACGCGGATGTCGCAGGCGGTGATCGAGACCGACTTGCCCGACGTGCCGAAATTGTTGCCGAAGTCGAAAGTGACCTCGAGGCCGTTATAGGCCACCCCCGAGGAGACAAAGGTATAGGCGACGTTCGTCCAGGCGCCGTTGGCGCAGGATTGCAGGCTCACCGCGTTGACATCGGTCGTCGGGCTTGCCCAGTTGTCCTGCGCGCCGGCGTGCTTGACCGTGAGCGTCGGTGTGATCGATGCGCCGGTGTTGTTGAAGACCCACGCCTGCACCGTCACCGTCTGGTTGGCGAGCGGAGCGGCGACGTAGCTTTCGATCCTCTGTTTGACCAGGATGTCGGTGACGCTCGTCGCCCCCGTCATTGTCAGGTCGTAGTAGACGCCGGCGAGGCCGCCGATATTGCCCGCGGGACCGTTCGCCGCCACCGTGCAGCTCGCCCCGGTCGGCACGACGATCCAGCCATCGGCCGTATAGGCCCCCGCCGTCGTCACTGTGCTCGAGGACGTGCCGCGCTGCCAGACGTCCATCGCCGGGTTGCGGAACTTGTTGCGAAAGCTCCCTTGCGGCGCCTGGTTGATGTCCTCCGCGATCTCGGTGATGAAAACCTGCGCGTTGCCGGACAGGCTGATCGCGCCATTCGAGTTCGACGACCACAGCACGTTGCGGGTCAGCGTCGTGCCGGACGACGTGTAGACCCCGATCCCGACTTCCCAGGCGTTGTTGGAATCGAGGATGAGGTACGGCACCGACTGGCCGGTGGCGACGCCCGCCGCGGCGAAGCTCATGAACGCGGCAAGGTTCGGGCTGACGTTGCCGAGCGCCGAACCGAGCGTGAGCGTGCCGGTGCCGGCGGTCGACGTCGACATCCCGACGCGGTCGAATGCGATTCCCATGTCGGGTTATCCCGCCAAAGCGGCGCGCAGCCGCGCCCGCGCTTCCATCTGCTCGAGCCTTTTCAGGAACGGCACGCACGCCCGCCCGACGCAAGCCGGGCAGATCAGGCCCATGCACTGCTTGCACAGGCCGCCGATGTCCGCGGGATCCGTGCGCGGCTTGACGTGAACGATCGAGTTGCAGTGGGCGCACGTGATCGTGTCCCACTCTTTGACTCCTGCCTCCGGATCGGAGAGGCAAGCGTAGCCGCCCGGGCGGAGCATCTCAGCGTTCCCCGGACGCACCGCAGCGCGCAGCGGTGCGGTGCTGATCCGGGGTCCACGCGTGTCGCTCCTGGACCCCGGGTCTGCGGCGCACGCCGCTGACGCGGCGCAGCGCCGCGCCCGGGGAAAGCATCCTCACTGTTCCTCGTACATCCAGTCGCCGGTGGCCGAGCCGGTGTAGCCGCCGGAGAGCGTGCGCAGCGCGAGCCCGTTCGCCGCGGTCGCCGGGAACACGAGCTCCGAACCAGGGGCTGCGACCCAGCGGTAAGATGCCCGCTGATTGACGCCGACGTTCAGGAGCGAGGAGCCCGCCGTAATGGTCGGCTCGGCCGTGTAGTTGTTGTTGGCGCTGCCGAGCGCGGCGACGTCGGCCGGATCGAGCGCCTGCGGGGTCACCGACGTGGCGGTGCCGGCCGCCGTCATGCGGCTGATGTCCCATTGCAGATAGTTATCGGCCGGCGTGCCGTTGGTGCCGATCAAGAGGTCATAGACCTTGCCGCGGCGCAGCGACCCGGAGGTCGCGGCGATCGACAGGACGGACTTGTAGGACCCCGAGACGGTCGATTGCGTCCCGGTGATTGCATATTTGGCCATCGGTGGGTCTCCTGAGAGGACGAGCGGGGGAAATGGGCGGCAGAGGCCGCGGCGCATTACGCGGCTCCGCCGCTAATGCGCCCTACGCCTCCCGAAGCTGAGAGGTGACGCATGCTGCACTGCACAAATCTGTTTGCGAGGTTGCGCCGGTAAGCCGATGATCGTGCTTCGATTTCGGCGCCAGACCTTGCATAGCCGGCATGCGCCGGGTGGGGTTTGCATCGCCGCCCGATCAGGCGTAATGCTACCGTCCGGTGGGACTTCGTGAGCGGGGCGAAGTCCACGGGGGGAGTTTGCATGCGAGGAGTACATGTCGAGCAAACACTTGAGGAAACGCAGCCTCCAAACCCGAAAGGCCGCCGGCAAGAAGCGTAAGCCCGCCAGGCGGACGAGCCTGTTCAAGGCGATGAGCTGGTACCAAGCGGCCGCCCGCGCCATCGCCATCAGCCCGACGTAACGAGGGTCAGGAAACGGGCGTCGGGAACGCGCTCCTGCGTCGGACGCCTCTCGCCCTGACTCCTGATGCCTCACTCCCGACACTTCAGGATTCCGATGCGCTCGATCGTAATGATGGCGCTCGCCTGCATCGTCACGCCGGCATGGAAAAGGTGAAGGATCAGCTGCGGTGATCGAACGGAAAGGGGCGAATAGCGAATGGCGAATAGCGAATAGAAAGAGCTGGGTTTCGCTATTCGCTACTCACTATTCGCTATTCGCTATCTCGATTGCGGCTGCCATCGCGGGCATCTTCGCCGCCCAGCCCGCCGCGGCCGTCGATTGCGCGCCCTACTGCGACTATACCCACGATTACGGGCCGTATGATCTCAGCTGGAAGCAGCCCGGCCGCTATGCCTTCCCGGTCTGCGCGCCAAACGGGGAATGCGCGCCGCACGCCGTGCACGTCTATTCGCCCGTTTCGGGCTGGCCCACCTATTGGCCCTACCGCGGCGTGCGCATCACGGTGCGGCCGCGGACCAGGCATCGGTAATCAGGGATCAGGGATCAGGATTTCGTCAGTCCGACCGAGCCACATCGGCCGCCCGCGCGCGTGCATCACAAAACCAAGCGGCATAGGCGGCCTTCGGCCGCCGTTCTTGCCATCGAAGAACGCCGACGCGTAGCGTCGGCTATGCGCTGGCGGCAACATCAAAATGATCACTGATTCCTGAATCTGAGAAACGCCCGCGCGGCGATGCGGCGCTGCGCGCCCAGTTCCTCGAGCGCGAGGAAGATCGCAAGAGCCACTCCGGCGACGATGAAACCGTATTCGATCGTCGTGCCGGACGACGTGTCGGTCAGGAAACGTGCGAGCAATCCGCGCACGACCGGCCCCCTTCCACCGCTTGCCCCCTCCCGCTGCGGTATCAGCCATTTGCTCAGCGGGATTTAAGCCCTTCGGTAAAAATACTTATTAATTGGCACATGTTCTTATCGGCGAACCGGTACCCACTTCGCCGGAACATGCGCTGGAACTTTAGCGAGCCACATTTGCCTCATTTGCACCACGCATGAGGCGAGTGTCCCGTGCAAACAATTGCACCATCGCTGCCGGCTTTGCGACTCACTGCAGCCCGAATCGAACGCGACACCGTTGCCGGGGATGGAGGCGAACGCCGCATCCGCCGCACGGCGGCGGGACGCGTTGCACAGGCGGGAGGGACCAATGCCGCGCATGCAAACCGCGCCGGTGATACTCGCAATTCTTGTTGTTGCGGCGGGAACGGCGGACCGCGCCGCGCGCGGCGAGGAGTGCCTTGCCGGACCAAACGCGCCGGCGCCGCCGGGCAGCCATTGGTACTATCGGGTCGACCGCGCCGCCCACCGCAAATGCTGGTATCTCGGCGCGCAGCGCGCGAAGCGCCACCGCGCCGCATCGGCACGACCAAGCGCCGCGGCGGCGGAAGCGGCGCCCTCCGCCGGCGCATCGCCGCCCGTTGAATCTCCCGCGCCGGTGCAAGCGGGCGCGCTGACTCCGGACGCGGCCTTCGGCTCGCGCTGGCCCGAGGCGCCCAGCCTCGCGGCCGACGCGGCGCCACGCGCGGATGCCGACCGCGCCGCCGCGACGGCAGCGCCCGTGCCCGAGCGGATAACGGCGCGGCCCGTGCTCACGACGGCCGAACCCGCGCGCCCTGCGCCGGTGCCGCCCAAGCCGCAGGAAGCGGCACCGCCTCGACCTGCAGCGCCGCCACCGCCAGCCGCAGCGGCCGCGGGCGGGCGCAGCGGGCTTCCCGCCGCGCTGTTGGGCATCGCGTTCCTGCTGGCCGTGGTGGGCACGATGCTGGTGCGCGCCCGGCGCAGGCTGGTTGTGCGCAGCTGGAGTGAGATGCGTGGCCCGGACGAGCGCGCCGCGCCAGATTCCGTGCGCGTCCGCCGCGGACTGCGCGAGATCCTCGCGAAGGCGGAGGCGTATGAAGCGCGTCGCCCGGACGAGCGCGCGGCGCGATATCCGGGGGACTCTATGCGCATCCGTCGCGGACTGCGCGAGGTCCCCGCGAAGGCGGGGACGGATGCGGTTAGAACAGACATCGCCGCGGCGACGCTCCAACCGGCGATCGACCCGTTGCCGCCGGAGCCGATCGATGCCGCGCCGGACGTCGAGCAATCGTTGCGGCAATTGCTGCAGGCCTGGCAGCGCCTGGCGGCGTGAGAGTGGATGTAGGGCGCATTAGCGGCGAAGCCGCGTAATGCGCCGGCTCGTTGCGGAACGGCGCAATACGCTGCGCTATTGCGCCCTACGGGCTACAGTTGCGGCTGCAGATAACGAGCGCCCGAGATCCTCCCTGTGGTGGGGTCGCGCACGAACTCGACGGGGGGACGCGGGGCGCGCAGGGCGGCCACGAGCTGCTGGATGGGATCGGACGTGTCCGCCGCGGGCGCGCCACCCTCGCCTTCCGGCGTCTGTTCGCGCGCCGCCTCGATCGCCCGTTGCTGCGCCTGCTCCTGCGCATCGGCGACCTGCATCGCGTGGCGGTGGCCCTGATCGTGCGCGGCGAGCATGCGGTCGTGCACCTGGTGGGCGTGGTCGAAGGCCGAGTTGCGCTCGTCGCTCGCCTGGCGGCGCTGCTCGAGGCCGACCTTGGCGATCGCGGCGGTGCCGAGCATCTGGGCGTGGCCGGCCTGCGCCTGGGCGTGCTGCGCCTGCGCGCGCTTCTTGGCGATCTCGGCGAGCATGTTCTGCAGCATCAGCCCCTGCTGCTGCTGCTGCATTTGCTGCTGCTGCTGTTGCATCTGCGGGTTGGGCGGCTGGATCGTGAGGAAGCGCTTGCCCCCGTCGCGGTAGCCGACCGCGCCGAACACCTCGTTCGCCACCTCCTCGATGTTCATCGACACCTGACCGGTCTGGAACTCCTTGGTTTGCGCGGCAAGCGGCGCAAACACCGCGGTGGCGTCGCGGAACTTGGCGAGCCGCTGCTGCGGGTCGCCGACGCCGAGCCCGGCGTTGATGCGGATCGTCACCTGATGGTCCATCAGGTCGTCGGTGATGCGGTTGACCCCGTGCTTCTGCCACAGCTGGGCGCGGCTGCCGGCGATGCCGAGGATGATGGCGTCGGATTCGTAATACTGCTCGAGCCGCACCACCTGGGCGAGCGCGGGCTCGGCCCAGGTCTCGATCCACAGGCGGATATCGAACTCCTGCACCGCGTTCGAGGCGCCGGCGATGAGCTTCAAGCCGCCGACCGTGTCGTTGAGGGTGCGGTTGGTCTGCACCGAGCCGGCGTTGAACTGGCCGGCGAGGTCGTCCATGTCGACGTCGAGCTTCTCCATGCCGACGATCACCGACTGGGGGATGTCGACCGGCCGGGCGAAGTCGATGTCGTCGAGGCGGGTCACCAGGATATGGCTGTTGGGCCCGCGCCGGTGCAGCGCCTCGAGATCGACGCTGCGCCCGCGCACCACCTTGGTCACCGGCGCGACGTTCTGCTTCATGGTGTCGAGATAGAGGTTGGCGACGTCGTTGATCTCAGCTTGAGTCTGCTGCCAGCTCTCGACCGGCGCCATCGGATAGATGCGGTGCGCCTCGAGCGCGCCGTAGCCGATGACGACCGGCCGGTCGCCGGCCTGCTCGGGATAGACCTCGCGCACCGGCTTCGGGTCCGTGAGGAACGCCTTGTCGCCGAGCGAGAAGAAACACTTGTCCTCGCCGTCGATGCGGATGAACGCCTCGTAGACCCAGATGATGTCGAACTCGGCGGAGTTCTGCGTCTCGTCGAAGCGGTCGAGGCCGAACTCGCGCGCCCGCCGGATCGCCGCGGCGTCGAATTTCGAGGCCTCCGCCGTGCCCTTGAGGAGATCGGGCGGCAGCGCCTTCCACGGGTTGAGCGGGTCTTGCGTGCGCTTCTCCACCTCGTAGAGCCGCATCGGATACTTGAGCAGCAGGTAGGCGGCGCTCTGCGCCGGGTTGGTCCAGTCGGCCGCCGGATCCATGATCACGCACTCGGGCGGGAACAGGCGGATGTCGGGGCGGTCGATGTCGGGGACGTAAACGGGGCGTTTCGTCGTCTCGTAGGCGCCGGTCGACGCATTGAGCGAGAGCGCGGGATTGCCGGCTTCGTCGGTCGCGTCCTCCTCGTGCGATTTCCGCAGCTCGAGCTTCCAATACTGCTTCGAGGCGCAGATGCCGGCGATCTGGGCGTCCTGGCGCGCACCCATCGCCACCAGGAACCACGGCAGCGCGGCGCGGCCGGAGGTGCGGTCGGTGCGGTAGTTGATCAATTCCTGCATCAGGCCGGCGGCGGCGCGCTGGCCGGCGTCCGCCTCGTCGCCCGCCGAGCAGGTGATGGCGTCGACCGTGCCGAACAGCGAGGCCGCGACCGCAGCCTGGTCCTTGCGCACCGCCGAGCGCGTCTTGGGGCGGAAGATCTTCGAGCGATTGGCCCAGTCGCGGTGGCCGTACTTGGAGCCGACGAAGTGCTCGTTGTGGAACGCGCGGTAGGACCGCGACCAGGCGCGCCGGTTGACCTGCTGGACGTAGAGGTTCGCCTGCTGCTCGGCGATGGTGATGAGATGCAGGTAATCGGGCGCAGAGCCTGCCCCCGGGCTTGACCCGGGGGTCCCCACCCGCTCGGGCGCGCTGCCGGGGGGCGTCGCGGCGTCGAGCGCGTGCTGGTAGAGGTTGTTGACCCCGTCCTCGCCGGGCGGCGAGCCCTGCTCGAAGAAGCCGACCTGGCTCACCCGCGCATCTCCGACGGGGTCTTCGCCTGGGGGAGTGGCGCGGAGCATGGGGACGTCCCGTAGGGTGCATTAGCGCCGCAGGCGCGTAATGCACCGTTTGCATTTGTCTGACAGGCAGCCGGCGCATTACGGCGCTGCGCGCCTAATGCGCCCTACGAAGGCACCTTTCGTGAGCGATCGAGCAGCACGGAATCCCGCTCCCTTGCTTCCAGGAAGCGGTCGAGGTCGAATTTTCCGCGCGGCAGCCGATAGCGCTCGAGCAGCTCGCCGCCGCCCTTGAGCACCGCCTCGGCGGTGAGGTCCTTGCCTTTGACGAGATAGGCGTAGTGCGCGCCCATCAGCACCGGGATGCGAAAGGCGACGTAGCCCTGGTGGCTGTCGGCAACCACTTCCCAGTCGTGGCCCGGGTAGGCCGTGTCGAGAATGCGCCGAACCGCCCGCGCAGCGGCAACGTCGGTACGCGCGCGCGAAAAAGAGCCGTCGCCCGACGGCACGAACCGCGCCTGCACCTTCATCAGCCGGCCGCCCGAGCGCCCGATCTCCTCGCGCACGAGGATGGGCATATCGCCCGCGCCGGCGATGGCGGACTCCGCCGGCAGCGCGCTGCGCACATTGCTCATGGGATTCTCACAGATAGGGCGCGAAGTACCAAACACCCGATTTCTTCTCGGTGTAGTCGTGCGCCACATTCGACTGCGTGCCGGGCGATTGTCCCGGCGGAAAGGTGGTGAGCGAGACTGTGCCGTTGGCGTTCACGCCGGTGATGATGGCGGGATAGGCGGTGGTGGCGTTCGCCCGATAGATGACGAGGTGGCCGGCCTGCGGGCCGGCGCCGGGGGCTGCGGGCATGGGTGGATCCTTGATGAACGAATTGCGGAAGCCGCGAGTAGCGAATAGCGAATAGCGAATAGCGAGTTCAGCGCGCTCGCTTCACTACTCGCTATTCGCTACTCACTATTCACTCGGCGGCCAAGCCGCCGATCAATAATTCGCGTAAGCGCCGCGCTTGCTGCGGTCCGCGTGGAACCAGCGGCCGGAGAACTCGTATTCGATCTCGTGGTGCTTATCGCGCTCGAAGTTCGGGTCGCCTGGGTGACGAGCGAGAGCCACGGCAAGGGCGATCCTGAGATTGAAATGCTCGACGGGCCGTGTCAGGCTGAGCCGCGTTGCGTGCAGAATGATAGACACCAGCCATGCGGCCAAGCCCGTCCGGGCTCGCGCCCTACCGGAGAGTGTTCATGGCGCGCTTGTTCTGGACCAAAGGCATCGACGTCGTCGGCATGGCCGGACAGTTCTGGATTTTCGCGATCTCGGCGGATCGCGAGATGATCTACAAATATTGGGACGGAGCGAATTGGCAGCCGTCGGCGTCGGGGTGGAACTCCCTGGGCGCCGACTTCGTGAGCCCACCCTCGGTCGCCGGGCGCGGCGATCCCGGTACGGTGCAGATCGACGTGGTGGGCGTGGGCGTGACGAGGAACAGGTTCGGGCAAACGAGCACGGCGGTCCTGCACAAGTTCTGGAACGGCAGCGCATGGCAGCCGGCGAGCGCGTGGGACAATCTGGGCGAAATAACCCTCCAGGACCCAGCAAGCAACTGGACTGCGCCGGTTGCAATCACCGGCGCCGGCCCCAATAGGCTCGACGTCGTTGCAATCGATGCAAGCGGCCAAGTCTACCACAGATACCTGGCGAGCGGCGCGTGGCAGCCGGCCGCCGGCTGGGAATTGCTCGGTGCCGGAGTTCGCGGTGCGCCGGCGATTGCCGGGGTGGGTCGACCGCCGCTGCGCTTCAACGTGTTCGCAGCAGGAACCCCTCCTCCCTACAACATCCTGCACCAGTATTGGAACAACAGCAGCTGGCAGCCATCACAGACCACGTGGGAGAGCATGGGCGGTGCCGCCAGCGAAACTGCCCCCGAGGCCTTTGGCGGGGTGGTCGCGGCCGGGATGAACTCCGACACTCAGTTCGACGTGTTCGGTTTCAGCGCGGATGCGTCGGCGATTTGGCAAAAATCATTTTACCTCGCCGACCCATCATCGTGGCACCCATTGCAGCAATGGAACGCCATGAATTTGACCGGATTCCCGGCCGCCGTTGAGTCCGGTACTCCTTTCAATCGGGTGGACCTGTTCGTGACCGACGATCGGGTGTTGCATTGCTCCAAGCCCGTCGGCCCGGGCGGCGGATTTTCCGCGGTGGAGGATATCGGGGGTGGGTTACCTGCGTCGATTTGGGTTCCTGCCGCCGCGGCGGACTGCATCTACCCGGCCTTCGGCACCGGACAAATCCATGTCGCGTACATCAACCAGGACGGCATGCAGCACAAATATTACGACGGCAGCAACTGGCAGCCCTCGCAAACCGGCTGGAACCCGATCGGAAACGGCCTCAACAACAACGGGTTCTCGTGGCCTGGTAACTAGCCCTGGCCCGGCGGCCATGCTTGCGCCGGCTTGGGCGTCTGCCGTCAATAATTCGCGTAAGCGCCGCGCTTGCCGCGGTCGGCGTAGAACCAGCGGCCGGAGAACTCGTATTCGATCTCGTGGTGCTTATCGCGCTCGAAGTTCGGGTCGGCTTGCGTCACCAGCACCAGCCACGGCCGCGAAGTCGCGGTGACGCGGTTGTTGATGGCGTTGCCCTGCATGTAATAGGGCGGCAGCTGTTCGGTCGGGAGCGTCATTTGCTCTTTTCCTCTTCGACGCCATGCACTAAAGGAACCACAAAGCTGCTGCCCGCTGCGGCAATCGATGGGAGCGATGTCGTGAGCTTGATACCGGGATGGGACTCGATCGCAAGCGCAGGCTGGTGGAGTAACTTCTATTTCTGGGCCGGCATAGCCGGCCTGCTTCTGTTGGGCGTAAGCGAGGTTGTCTCCCACCGGTATACGGAACGAAAAGACGAGCTGGTTGCTGAGGATCAAGACGCTACTCAGAGAAGACACGATGAAGAGATGGCGCGCCTTCGTGTGGAAGCCGCACGGTTATCGGCCGAGGCGGACTCGGCTCGGGCCGCTATCGCAAACGCCAATACTGAAACGGCGAAAGCCAACGAGTCGGCGGCTAGGGCGAATGAGCGCGCTGCCCAACTAAAATTGACCCTAGAACAGGAAATTGCTGCGCGCCAACCGCGAAACATCACCGCGGACGAACATGCAAGAATGGTGGCATATCTGCAAACGGCGAGACCGAAAGGAGCGATTGTTGTAATCTGGAAGATCTTTGATGAAGAAGCAGAGCAATTTGCGAAAAAGATCATTGCAGTTCTGAAGGACGCTGGATTCGACACCAGCGAAGGTAACGGCCCACTTTCATTCGGCACTCCTGGACAGTGGATCGTTGTGCGTGACCTTAAAACGTTTCAAAGTACTCCCAATGCAATCGGTGCCATCCAAGGTGCTTTTCGAGATATCCTCCATATCGAATTTGATGGGGTACAGCGAAAGGACCCATGGCCTGATCTGGGAGAGGTCGTAATTGCCGTCGGCAGAAAGCAGCAATGAATGCCAACGCACAGGATCGGAAGTGGATGGTCCGCAGTAGCGGCGCAGGGTCAGCGGGAATCGGCTGCAAGTCAATGAATCGCAAATCCGATATAAGACCGAATTGGAATATCTAACTTCTGTCCTAGAGGGCCGAGGCCGCGAACTGAGGCGGCCTATGGGCGCGGCGGCCAAGCTATCTTGCCGTCTTTTCGATAAGTCTCGACAGGGGGGCTCGACCAGACGCGGTTGATGATATAGCCGAGACCCGCTCCGGCGGCGACTCCTGCCACAAGGCCAATGACTGGCGCGGCAGCAGTCGAGGCTAGTCCTAGACCAATGACGGACCCCAGAGCCCCAAGGCCGGCCGCTCCGGCGCTTACGCTTTCTCGCTCCTGGGCCCTCACCGCAGGGTCGTCAGTGGCGGCGGAGTGATGCACGGTCATTTTCCGGCCCTCTCAGACCTTGTGGCACAAGTATACCGAAAAAATGAGGAGCCCGCCAGTTACCGCATACACGCGTACGCTCGCATTAAACGTAGGATCGTGTCGCCAAATTACAATCATACCAGCGTACAGCGATACCGCGATAGCGGCAAACATCAAACCACCGCCCAGAGCCGGGCGCTGGGCGATAGTAGGCAAAAGATTGTACATGGAAGCACCAATTAGCGTGATACAGTAGAAGGTTAGCGCCCAGGGCGTCATTTCTCCTACTACCAAGGTCCAGTTAATTGGGAATTGCGGTTGCCCGGTCGACCAGAGCAAAACCACTATGGCTGACATTACAACGGGCCCGGCAAGAGGGGCCACAACCTGCCACAGGAACCATTGCCACTTCATTTGCCCCCTCCCCTAACTCGCGGAAGGATTGCATAAGAGGGCAAACCCGCAAAGTGCTATTTAGGACACGGGCTGGAACACCTCGGGCGGGTAACCGCACCGGATCAGGCGGCTGCCAAGGCCGCCGCCGTTGCGGAATTTGGACTGAAAGATCACGAGCGGAAGCGACTGCTTCTGCAAGAGATCCCGTAAGGGTCTCAGCCTCCCGGCGTTCGCGCTCACCTCTACCCGCCGGCGATGACGCGCATGGCCCGCGCCGGCATGTCGGGGGGACGGCGCGGCGGCAGGTCGGAGAACCGCGCACCGCAGGAGCCGCGCGGCTCGTCGCGCCACGGACAATCCGACGACAGGCGCACGATCAGGTCGTCGAGCAGGATCTCCGAGCCGAACTTGACCGCCGGGCGCGCGAGCCGGTAGGCCCCTGCCCGCTTGCACGTGTCGCAGCGCACCCGAACCAGAACCCACGGATAATCGACCAGCCGCCGGATGCCGGACATGGCCTGAAATTGAGAACGCAGCGGGAACAAAAGTCAAGGCGAAGGCGCGCAACGCCGTGCCCGCCTAGGCTTGGTCAACCTAGGACTATGAACCCTTGCCCACGCTTGCGTTTACTCGTCAAGAACATTTGCTTGTCCAATCGAGCCTGAGCTGGGATTCTTGAAGTAACTAATTGCGCTTTCGATTTGCCTAATCACAAAGCTCGACCCTGTTCGATCACCTCCAAACTCCGGGTACGCCTTGCTCAACTCGCTGTGTTCACGTCGCAGATACTTAACAAACTCCTCAACACATCTTGCCACTTGAAACGCACCCAAGTAACCACTCTGGTTTTCCCTACGGATGGATTCCGCAATCTGTTCGGCGACCCGCTGTTCTGAAATGGGGGTAACCGTGAGTATCCCGTACAAATACTCCAACCGTTCGCAGAGCACCCTCAAGTGAATAAAGCCCGACGCGGTCACCTTCACGCAATCGGATAGCTCGATTTTCGACTGATTCATGTGGTCCGCTTCAATTAGCTGATTACGAAGAAGCCAAGAACACGCACCCATGACATCTTCGCGTACGAACCCCCGACGCTGTAGCACATCAGCTATGTGCGCAACCGAGAAGAAGCCCTCCAACCCGATCTCGCCTCGCACTTTGCGGTTATCGCACAGCCAAAAGAGAATGTCCGGAAGAATAAAGTTGTTGGGCTGTTCCCATTGATCCTCGAAGTGAAATACGTTGCTTACAAAGCCAGAGTTCTCGCTGAAAAAACGATATTCGGTTCGCATCAGGATTTTCAAAATCGTATACTCTGGAATTGCAATTCCACCAGCGCCTTTTACGGTGGATGTAATCGCTTCCTCTCGCAAATGGCCAGAATTGAGAATACTTACAAACATATCGAGTGCCCGACGAACATTTCGTCCTGCAAGTCCCTGAAGTATACGCGAAACGTTATGCTTGCGGTCGAAAAGCTCGAGATAGATTCCCTTCAGGAACTCCCCAACCATTGAGTTCGGATAAATAATCTTTGCGCCACTACCGAGGTAATATGCTAGTGTTTCAGGGGTGTTGTTCGCCAAATACTCGAGACTCAGTTCTAATCGTCGTTTCACAACGTCAAGAAAACGGGGCGGCGCAATGTGGAACACAACTCCACTACGGAAGGTATCTAAAGGCGGCCGATCCTTAAACCTCTCGTAGGTTTCATCGCGCATCTGTAGAATGACGAAGGCCTTGGTTTGATCCATAAACCATAGCGAAAGTTGAAACGCCGCAAGCTGATTGTCCAAATTAAGCCGATCCACGTTGTCCATCACGGCAACAATTACTTCTCTACGTTCACCGGCGAAGTGACGACAAATACCGAATGCAAGACGCTGGGGATCACTTTGCCACTTCTGTAAGTCATCGACACGCATCTTCTGTGCGTCAGGTGCGGAAATCTTTTTCTTTATTTCGTCATAAATGCCGCGCCGTTTTTGCAAATCCTGGGAAAAAATACGTGCCAAATTTTCGTTCGCGTACGGGTCAAATCCGGGATTTTCTTTGGCAAAGCTGTCCACGAACTGTTGGCACAACCAATTCTCAGCCGAGCCAAGGGATTCTGGGGATGTGTTGAAATCAATAAAAGCCCAATGGGTCCACCGTCTTTGTTCTGGTGGTTGTAACAATTCTTTGTAGCGCCGCGCGAACAACGATTTACCGGTGCCAACACCACCCGTTATCAATTGCAGCTGGCCATGAGCTGGAGGAGCGTCCTTAAAACTTCCAATAGCCGCGGCCAGCTTCGGTTCCTTCGCGCGCGTCGGAGTAAGTTCCTGTGATAGCGAACCACGACGACTAACAATTCTATCCTTAAGTAGCGCTTCAAGTATCCTATCGTATTCTGTTACATCGTCTGAACCGACATAGCCCTTTTCGTATATGTCGCGATCATCGTTTTGCGCCGCCGAGGTGAAGTAGCGTCGCATGAGCGGCGATAGTTCAGCAGCAAAGGTGTTGAACGGCTTTTTGGAATTAATTAACGCCTGGCCGCCGGCGATCGAGTATGGTTGAACCGCGCGCGCCAGGCGAATTGCGGCAAGGCATTTTGCGGCATGACCTACTAGCACGCGGTGGTGGCAGAGCCTTCTGAACGCCTCGAGCGCAGCGCTACCAATGCCGATGTTGGCGATTTTGAGCACCAACTCAGGCTTGGCGTCCCAGTGACCGACGGCAAGTTCCAGACCGTTACAGGCAATGATGATATGACAGGGATTAACGCCGGTCTTATAGTGTTGATTCAGGTGTCTAGCATAGAGGGATGCCTCGCGGTATCCGACTTCAACGGGCACCTCGGGGGCCTTCGCTTCGACGACCATAACGGGGAGAGCGACTTCCCATATTGAAAAATCGGGATAATAACCACCTGCCTTTCCGGCTTTCTTATCCAGGACCGTTGGTGCGAGGTAGTCCTTCCCCCTAATCGAGCTAAGTGGAATCTCAAGGAAATTGGCGCCTGTGAGCAAAGGTAATATTACCTTTGCTTCCGCGTCCGCTTCAGTCTTCACTGCGCCTGCTTCGATAATTACGCTGGCGGGACTATCTGAATGAGCATCATTCATGCTGGCCTCGATAGCGGCGGCGCTGGTGGCGCCATCATGACCTTCCAATTTGGACTTGAAGTCGGTGAAAGCATCACCAGCGGTCCAGGGAATTTTCAACCCGGTAGTTGAGAGGTTTTACCACATCCATGATGCGATGTCTGCGCTCGTCGGGTGCCGGACCCGCCGCGCGAAGCGCGGATAGGGGTCGGGCGAGCCCCGTGCACCGGACTAGGGCAGGGATGCCCCCACCCGCCGCCGCTGCCCGGCAACATCTAGAGGGGGGTAAAGAATTACGCATCCGGATGCACCGGCGGCTCCCACTCCGCCCGCTCCCACTTGCTGGCCGCGACCGGCTGCATGTCGTAGATGCGCGAGCAGGCGTCGATCAGGTCGTCGTGCGGGGCGAACGGGAAGAACAGCGCCTCCTCGATGAAGGCGCGGGTGAGGTCGTAGCCGTTGCGGTCCTCGTCGAGCCGCTTGATCGGGCGGACGATGCGATAGAACTCGCCGGAGGCCTCGCAGGCGCGCTGCAGCTTCGTCGGGCCAAGGAGGGGGGTGTAGACGATCTGCCCCGCCTTGAACGAGGCCTCCGGTGAATCCGTGCCGGCGCGGGCCGCATCGGCGTCGCTCCACACGCGCCAAGTGGCCTTGCCGATGGGGCCGCCGAAGTCGGGGTGATGCACCACCGCCGGCAGCAGAAACTTGCCCGCGCGCAGATCCGGCTCGAGCCGCTCGACCCGGTCGGGCTTGGAATGGGCGGAGCCGTCGCGCGGGAAATTGAGCTCCTCGATGGGGAACCAGGTGCGGTCGCGCTGCTGCCACTCCGCGATCACCTCGACGTCGACCATGGCGCCGTAGCGCTCGTAGCCGACGCGGCACGACTGCACGCCCGGCTGCGTGCTCCAGTAGCCGTAGAGCTGCTTGAGGAACCGGTAGCGCTCGGAGAGCTTCATGCGGTGGCGCACGCCGTCGAGCAGATACTTGTTGCCGGCGGTGTCGACCCCGATCACCGCGATCGCGGTGCGGTCCGAGCGCGCGGTGCGGCTGCCCTTCGACGGGTCGCACAGGATGTAGACGTTGAGACATGTCGGCCGCACCTCATAGCCGGTGAGCCATTCGGCGCGGAACACCGCGACGTTGCCGGCGCGCGGGTCGAGCAGCATCTGCGCCGACACGGTCGAGCGCTGCGCCGACTTGATCTCCTCCCACCGTTCGGCCGAGAGCAAAACGGGCCTGCCCTTGAGCGTGCCGTCGTCGGTCGCCGGATGGATGCGCGGCTCGAGCACGCCGCGCTCGAGGATGATCCCGTAGGTGTCGCCGAAATGATAGCGCGTGCCGGCGTGCCACTTGCGCACGCCCTCGGCCTTGCCGAGGTTGTCGGACAGCTCCCAGCGGTCGGTGGTTTTCTTGATCTGCTCCGGGGAACCGACGCTCTCGACCGTCACCACGTCGTCGTAAACCAGGAGGCCGTAGTGGCGCGAGGTGGGCTGGCCGTCGACGAGGCCGTGCGCCTCGATCGTCGCCTCCTTGGGATTGGACATCCGCTTGACGACGATGCCTTCGTTCTCCGACCACTTGGGCGCCTCGCGCGCCGGCTCGCGCCACAGCACGTCGGGGAAGAGCGTCTTCAGATAATCGTTGCTCTCCAGCTCGCGCTTGATCTGCACCAGGAAGGCCTTGGCGATCGGCTTGGTGTGGGAAAAAATCGCCACGGTCAGATCGGGGTCGCTCAAGACTTCCTGGATGACGCCGGCAAAGGTGATGATGGTCGACTTGTAGTGATAGCGGCTCCACAGATCCAGATGGCCGTCGGGCGCGCGCTCGACCTCGCGGCAGCGCTCGAACAGCCACGGGTGCTTCACGTCGAGGCGGCCGAGCGGGCCGGAGAGAAGAAAATAGCGGTCGTTGCAGGCGAGGAAGGCGCGTTCGCGGGCGGTCAGCGCGCCGACGTGGGCGCCATACCAGGCGCGCGTGCGCTCGAAATCGAGGTAGGGCAGCTCGTCCGTCAGCTGCGCGCGGAGCCACCCGGCTTCATCGGTGAGATAGCGCGCGCCGCGGAGCGGAGGGATCATCTTTGCTTCGGTCCCCCTCCCCCCATTCGCGCAGCGAATGGCGGGGAGGGGTTAGGGGTGGGGGGTGCTTGCAACGAAATCACACGGAAGAAAAATCCCCCCACCCGGCGCCGCTGCGCGGCGCCACCCTCCCCGCCAACGGGCGGGAGGGTTGGAGCAAGCTTGGTCTCCGTCTTTCGCTGAAGCGTCGGTAGGTGTGCACGCGCTAGTCGCTTCGCGAGGGAGGGATGACCGGAGAGGACCACGCGGCAATCGCGTTCGCCAGCGGGTCCGCCGGGCGCGGCCGCGCGGGCGCGATCTCGTTGGCCTCGAGCACCGCGACATCGATCAGGGCGGCGCGCTTGTGCAGGCCTTCGATCGCCTGCACGAACGCGGCGGCCGACTTGTCGAAAAAGGCGGCGACCTTGTCGGGAGCGGCGTGCAGGGTCTTGGCGCCGTCGCGCAACAGCGCATCGGCCGCGCAGGCGACGGCGGCGAGCAGCTTGCGGCCGGCGCGGCGCGCGAGATCGGGGTCATCGAGCGCCTCGCACGCCGCCATCGCGGCGTCGAGTCTTGCCAAACATTCGCGCAGCGCCGCGTCATCAGCTGCCGCAGCCATATCGCTTGTTTTATGGGCCATAAATTCGACCTCGGCGGTGGAAAGGGCTTTGTCGCGGCACATGCTGCAGCTACAATTTCTCATGGCATGGGGAGAGGGTTAGCGCATGTTCATGCCGGGGCGACGCATGGCGTCCGCGGCATGGGGGCGGCTTGCTGTGGTGCTGACAGGGGCGGCAGCCTTGTTTGGCTGCGCGGGCGTGAGCAACGGCTCCAATTTTCCGGCGGTGGTGCACAACGCCGGCGCGCCTGCGGCAGGCATGTCGCGCGTGGTGCTTTACCCAACGCGCGACGCCGACGCCACGACGCTGCAGCTTGACGGGGTCCTGGTCGGACGGCTCAAGCCCGGCACGTTCACGTATCGTGACGTTCCCGCCGGCGGTCATGAGTTAGTCGCGGAACCTCCGGCGATGGGCAGGCTGGAACGGTACGCGTTCGGCACCTCCGTCGGGCAAACGTATTATCTCAAGGTCGATGCGACGGACTTTGCCAAGTGGAACCATGAAGCGGCGGGAGCCAGCGCTCTGGGCGGGGCAGCCGGTCCTTACATGATCAGGCCTCGCCCCGAAGACGGCACTTCGCTGTTCAAGTTTGTGAACGTCAACGCTGCAACGGCCGCGCGGGAGCTGGCCGACATGATCTTACTGTCGAATTAAATGATGGAACTCCACAAAATGCTGGAGCGGCACCCTGCATTTCGGAAGCTCGCAGGTTTGCCGGCGCCCGTCAAACGGGGTGCGTCAGTTTGGCACAAAAGCGCCGACAAGTGCCGCGGCGCAAACGGGATTTTCTCTTTGTTAATCGCGCTCTGTTAAGAGCACAGGCGCGAGACAGGGGCGCGCGCATGCGCGCGAAGGGGGAACCATGTTCAAGATCAAGGCCGCCTTGGCCGCCGCACTGGTCGCGGCGCCCGTCATATGGGCGGGGGCTTCACTCGTGTCGAATCGTGCCGCCGAACAGGCGGAGCCGGCCACGGCGGATCAGGTCGACACGTTCCAATTGATGTCGGCTTCGCAGCGGCTGCCGATGCATTCGTACGCCGCCTACTGATCGGCGTAACCGGGCAATCAGAACCAGCGTTGTTATTACTTTTTGTTGTCCGATTCCTGCGCGTGGCACCGTGCATTTCGGAAGCTCGCAGATTGGCGGGCGACCGTCAAACGGGGTGCGTCAGTTTGGCCCAGGGCGGGAGCCGGTGGGTCATCAGCAATCGGGAACAGCGCCGTTATTACTTTTCGTCGTCTGATTCCTGCGAGTGGCACCGTGCATTTCGGAAGCTCGCAGATTGGCCGGCGACCGTCAAACGGGGTGCGTCAGTTTGGCTCAGGGCAGACCGTATCCGTTTGTTAAATATTACGATCTTCGAATGGTCCGCCCCGGGAGAAAAGCCGATGCCTGGCCCCACGGTCGCCGAACTTGACGAGCGCATTGCGGCAATCCGGCAGAATATCAACGACTTGGTCGAACAGGCCGCCGCCTACTCGGGTGCCGAAGATGAAAACAGGGCGGCGGACCGGATCGCGCAGCAAGAGCAGGAGCTCGCAAGGCTCAATGAACTCCGAGACGCTCTGTTGCGCCGGCCAGGAGCCGGTCATCAGCCATAGGGGGGATGACTTTTCTTCGAATCGTGGTCCCGCTCGACCTTATTGTTTGAGCATAATCTTTTCCGAAGACCGGTACCCACCCCGGATCCATGCCTGCCCCGGACTTTGATCCGGGGTCCAGGCCAGGCTTTTTCGGAATCATGCTCTCGGCAGAAAGCCATCGGAAAAAACGCGGTGCCGGACCGCACCCAATGCTCCCGCTCGATCCGAACGCCGTGTCGTCGGAACCGAGGCAGCCCGGGTCGCACACCGCGACCTGCCATCGCCTCCGACCGACGTCCGGTCGTCAAATATTCGGATCCTCGGCGTCATGCGCGCGGAGGATCGCCTCCCGCAGGCGATGATCGA